GAGTTTTTCGTACCAGTCATTCCAATACCCCGACCCGGGGGCTACCCCTACTGGAAGAGGGGGTAGTTTATTTGCCATTTAAGCTCCTAACCTACCATCAGCTTTTAGTAGAGTAATAAGTTGTGCAATGGCTGCTGAACATTGTGGAAGAGTTGCAGAAGCCCCATTAAAGTTAGCGACAACACTATTCCCGGTAGGCGTTCCCCAGCCTGTTGATTTTGCTTGAGCAGCAGCACCATTAACCCCAACACCACCAGTGACAGTAAGACCAGAGGCTGCTAAAGTAGCAAGACTTCCTGAAGCAGCTAAAAATTGATGAGTAAGAATATCTGGTACAGTATCTCCATAGTAATGTGTACTACTACCACCAGTACTTAGAAGTTTACGATTAGCTCCACTGGAGGTTGTTCCATAAAGAGCACCTCCATTACCAGCTAAATATAAATTTGCTGCACCATCATCACCCGCTTGTAAAGCTAGGTTTGTAGACGCTGCACCATTACCATCACTTACAGCGATAGCCCCATCCATTACAAGACGCTTATAAGTGTTAAAGGAAGCTCCGGCATCAAAGTATACGTCGTATGTGTTACTTTCCCCATAGTTTTCATAGTAGTCGTAGGAAACTCCAGAGGATACCCGAACAGCTCGTGTAGCCCCGGCAATCTCAATGTTTCGTACAACAAAAGAAGCACCTGAGTTAACACCACGTAAAATACCATAGGTTACTCCAGGTGAGGGGGATGTAGAGCAACCACCCCCTATCCAGGTACTAAGATTACACTGTCCTACAGTTTCAACACCAATATATCCACCACTGAAGAAACTGTCTCTGATATTTACCCAGCCCACATAACCAGTGCTTACTGCACGTAGCTGTAAACCCACCATAGCACTAGCAGCACCACCACCAGCCTTAACGTTTACACCTTCAATAAGCATTCGTAGCTGGTTATTAACTTGAATACCAATCGTACCCGCACTAGCATATTCAATGTTTAAAGCAAAACCACGAAGTACCCGAAAACAGTCTTCCTCACTACCAGCTACAAGAGTACCTTGACCTACCTCAATAGCGGTCCCGGACCCTGTAAATTTAAAGAATACACCCCTATCAATTTGTGCCCAATAATCACCACCAGATTGTCCACCAATATTATCAATGAATTGACCTGGGCAAGAATCATTCATGATGATTTTATAAACACCCATTTGAATACTTGCGCGACCCATGAACATAAAACCACTAAAGGGCTTGTTCATTACAAGGTTGGATGTAAATGTCTCGGTATAACCAGGAGGAACGACAACTACTCCACCAGTAGCGGGTAAGGCGTTGTAGGCAGACTGTAGAGTCCCATACCTCTGATCTTGTACATTAATAAAGGCTGGATGAGCACTAACGTCTTTATTGTTGTACACCGCATCATTAATATCATTTAACCAAGTTGAAGTTACTACCGTACCGGAAGTAAATGTAGTATCTGCCATTAGCGTGATCCTTTATTAATATCTACCTCTAAATCCTGAATTCGTAAAGGATAGGAGTCAGTATATGTGATTTTAAAAATACGTTGTCTGAAGTTGCCTAATCTATTTGCTGAAGGTAGGTCTTGATTTAGATTAATAGAAACCCCAGAAGAGAAGGAACGGTAATCATCATCACTCCAGTATAAGGTTACTGAACTGTCTACTTCTGGCCGATCACAAATAAGAGAGGCACGGCCCATACTTTTACGATTCAATGTTCCAAAATCTGAGGCTTCAGTAGTAATAACTACTGTATAATTTACCCCATCATCCTGATAAGCGCTTTCATTGAAACGGTAGATTGTACTCGTACCATCATCCAAAGCAAAGAAACTTCGAGATTGAGATGAAGAGGTAACAGAGGATGTTTTACGAATATCAAACGTAGTGTTTGTTTTAAACGCCCACCTAGTAATTAGGGAGGTGTCTACATCAATAACCCATGTTTTACTAGACCCTGCATTAATTACATAAAAGGTATGTCCTTGAATAGAGACAATACTACCCTGCCAACTAGAGATAGTATCTCCAGCAACATTTAAATAACGTGAGATACTAGGTGTTCCAATAGACTCAATCTTAAAGTCTTTTAGGACAAACACATCAGGTTGCCCATTCATGTCTTGCCCAATAAAATATACACTATTACCATAGATTGAAAAGCCAGTTAAGTAACTGTTAACCTTAACAGGAGTATCATTTCTCTGTAATGGGCTATCGGGAGCAGCATTAGCTGCATCCCAGAAGTACTCAATAGACTCTTTACCAAATACAATGATATAGTTATTCAGTTTTGCAACTCTAACCACAAGGTCAGGCTCCATTTCAGCACTAATGAACGTACCTGCGGTCCAAGCTAAGGGATCATCCTGGTCACTATTGTAAAGGTCAGCACTATTTGATTTACAAATAAATAGATAACCATCTAGGAAAATTGGATATGGAAGATGCGCAGGCAAGTCGGCATCTGAACTAGTTACTACTGTATTTGCAGAGTCAATAGTTACAATACCAGTTACTGCAGTTCCATCTGTTGCTACGATTTTTGTAGTACCATCAATATATAGAAATTCAGTAAATCCAACTTCACCTGTAGAAGATACAAACACATTAGAGAGTGTAACTGATACGTCCGTGTTTACATTATAAACATAAACATTTCGACCCACACAATAATATAATTTTCCTTGATCTGCCCAATAATGCATACCACGTACATCAGAAGAAGCAACTGAAGCTACTACTTGAGAAGTACCACAACGTTTCATTAAGAAATGTCGTTGGTCTCCTGCTTTACTTTGTTTAACGGTTTCCATGAAAACATTTAAATAGTCTTCATCTTTACCTAACTGCCCACCATCACGTTGGGCCACTTCACGAAAGAGTTGCACTCTATCCGAAGAGTAGGTATCCATTGTAGGTGTTTTAGTATAAGGCAATTAGATTCTCCGTTGAGGTGTTATAAAAAAGCTAGCGTCTTCCCCACCATTTTCTAAAGCAGCATCTAAATACTCCTTAGCCTCTTGTTTAAGTTGCTGTCGATCAGTAATTGGAATCGACCATTCTGGAGCAAGAAGTACAGCAAGTTTATAGATTAAAGCATTATACCACTCTTCAGGAAAATCAGCAGTATCACTACTGGAGATAAAATACTGAAAAGGACGTTGGTATACTAAAGTAATTGTAGTGGTATTTGTACTATCTGGAGTAGGCCAAAGACTGATAACTCCATAATTAATAAAAGGCTGATAAGCAATCTTTAGCGGAGTACCTGTTGAATTTTGAGGTAAACTGTTATAGGAATTCTTAGACACAATCTCCATATCAATCTTAGCACCAGTATCTGTACGAACAGCTTGTAATAGGTGTACAGGAAACACAGTGTCTAATGTAAGACCTGTACCAATGTTATAAGACCCTGTAGTCGGAGTAAAAGTATACTCCGAACGGGCCCATAATAGCATACCTTTACCACGAAGTTCTGCTATCGCAGCATTAAGACTTTCAGCTCCGTCGGAAAGGTCTTGTGCTGAAGGGGCTTGGCCTTCAGCTAACACTCCCAATTTACGTAATGCTGCTGTAACAAGTTGATCCCGTGTACGAGAATAAGTATATACTCCACTAGTAGTCATTAAGGTACTCCATGTCCATTACCATTTAATCCTGATAAGAATGCGTAAGAGGGTGAATTATTATCTGCTTGCATACAATCTGCTGTACCTAAATCTGCAAAAGCACTACGAGTAGTAATATCACAATAAGATACATAAGTATCTACACCATCTTTACTTACAAATGTAGGAAAGGCTGCTTCACCATGTACTTTAATAAGTGTTTGTGGGTGACGGGGTTCCCAGCATTTATTACAAACTAGAAGTCCCGTCCACTCCTGTCTAATTTCTGTAGAAGGAAACCAAAAACCACATCTATGGCATGCAAACTTGTACCCTTTTCCAGGCCATCCTATTTTTTTCATATATGTCCTTTAAAGGAGTTGGTGTTTCCAACGACTACTGGCAGGGGATGGGAATCAGGTCACATCGCGCACAGCGATGCGCGCCATTTCCATCGTGAGAGTCGGGCCAGCGCTGA